CCCTGCGTCAAGACCATGGATGCAGCGATGCGAAGGGTCGCCCCCGTTGTGCCTGTATAGGTCAGCGATGTCGTGGTCCTTGAAAAATTGTAGGTTGACAAAACGCCTGATTTCATCGCACTTGTCAACTTGACTCTTTGCCCCTGCGTCGGGGTGAAAGCCGTGTCGGTGTCGAGGTAAAGGTTCGCAAAGCCCCGTTCCCGATTAAGCGTTGCGGTGTCTGCAAGGTCGTCGAACAAGCCGCCCACACGGGATGCGGTGTTTGCCCCGGCAGCGGTTTCGTTGGTGATGGTTAATGCGCTCGCTTGGAGGTCGCTTCGTGTTTGTACGCTCATTATGCGAAAGTTGAGTCAAAGGTGGAATCAAAGACACCCTCGTCGGATGCATCGTAAACATTGTAAGTAATCGTATTGGCGTAGGTATTGAAGCCTATCGTTGCGGTTTGTAGAAATGCCAAGCCCGTTTCAACGACCGCCAAAGCAGCGGCAACCGTGCTATTGGTATCGTAAACTTCATACTTATACGAGCCTGTTTCAATCGACCCCACGGCAATCTGAAATTGGTCATAGCGGTTGGTATAGTTGGAAAGGTTGGCAGATTTCAGCAGGGTGAAATCGGTCGTGGTGTTCTTGGCAATGCTCGTAAGTCGCAAGATGTAGCGGTCCCCCGTGCTTGCTCGCTCGGTCCAAGTAACCGTCAGGGTGTTGGTCGTGTCAGGGTTCAGGTAAAGCATCTGCTTGTAAATGTGCGATGCCCCCGAATTTCACAATTTGCGCCCAATCTGCCTGTATAGTTCGGCCCGCTTCTTGGCGGTTTCGGCCACGTTGAACTGCTTCTTGATGTCCCTCGTTAGGTTGTCAGCCAAGCCCTTACGCAGGTCGGGGTCAAGAATCAACTGCTTGATGTACTTGTACCAGTCCTTCGGTTTGTTGTAAGGAACGAGAAACCCGTTCTCTCCGTGTCGGATGACATCGGTGTAGGGGATGGTTTCGGATGCGATAATCGCCTTGTTCATCCAGCCCGCTTCGACGACCTTCAACTCGGACTTGAGTTTGTTGAACTTGGTGTCCCGGAGCGGTGCAAGGGTTACGTTCACGAAGTTGTAGCCACCGACATACGAGTAGATGTCAGCAGCCTGAATGCGTCCGTAGTTCGGGTTGTTCCCTTGGTCGCTGATTATCTTCTCGTAGCCTTCATAAACAGGATTATTGTCGTTCCAACCTCCAAGGTAGAGGCGGTACTTGCCGTCAAGGTTTGCGTCCCAGCGTAACTTCTGCATCCCCTCACGGAGCAGTTCCATGTCTTCCCCGTGCTGCGCACCACCGAACCAACCGAACTTGACGAGGTGCTTGTCGGGTTCTTCCTCCGGGTTGGGAATGAACTGCTGATACGCTTCGTAAGGCTCATTCTGCAAGATGCTCACATTCGCATTTAGAGGCCGTATGCGAGAGGCAAGATGCTCGGTGGTACAGGTAACCCAGTCAGCCAATTTGATGTGCTTACGAATGACCTCAGCGAGTTTGGTTTGATGATAGTGGCGGTACATGATGTGGCCCGATTCCAGCACCCAATAATCGTCCAAGTCAAGGATGACTTTCGCTCCGTATTGGGTCAGGGCTTTGTAAACATTTTCGACTTGCTCCATTGTCCCCTGACACCAAAGCCGGCTGAACAGGAACAGGTCAATGGACTTCAATCCCTCGTCGCTGATGGTCGTGATGTTCTCCACGCACACATAGTCGAACTCCGGGTAGTTGTCGCCCAAGTATGCGTTCGGCATTTCGAGGCGGTAGTAACTGCACCCGGTTGGATGGGCGTTGTAAACGATGCAAATCTTCATGGCCGTAAAAATAAGAAGGGCAGCCATTGCTGACTGCCCCTCTCAAACCTCAGATGATGAAAACCTAAGTCAAAGATACTACGAACCGAGTATCTGTGCAGTCGATGGTGAAAAGACTGTGGATGCAATCAGGAACATCGGGTCAGGCTCCATCCCGGAAAGCGTTATTTCGTAGCCGTTTCGGTCGCCAAAGGCAGTACCACTTCCAGCGGTTCCAGCGGTTGCCTCAAGGCCATTTATAGCACCCAGCAACCAGTAACGACTGTTGTTGTCTTGAACGATGACGATGACTTTACTACGAGCGAGCAAACGGAGTTCATTGCGGACTGCGACTTGCATTTTGTTGATGGTGAATGTAACCTCCGGTGAGTAGAAGATTGTACCATTCTCCATGCTTGCATTCAAAGTTTCGGTCATGGATGACGTGGCTTTGGTCAAGTCGTATTCAAAAAAACCGCTTGCATTGTATCCGGTAAACCCCGTAACCGCACCTGAAAGGTTAGTGTTGCAGGACCCGGTAGAAATCCAGTTTTGGACGTAAATTGCTTTGATGCCACCGACTGAATCACGGCAGCCGAGTGTGTAACCAGTTGTTAGTGCGCAGGACATATGTGTATTTGGGGTTTAAGTTTCAAGGAACAAAAAAGTGAGGGGAGGTTTCCCTCCCCCCTACACATTAGGTCAAGCGGAAGTCAACAACCAAGTCGGGGTAAGCGATTTGGACACCTGCTTTGAAGGCTGCTTGGAAGCGGACTTCGTCGTTGTCTTTGCTGAACCAGATTGAGAACTGTTCCTCATCGCTCAACAAGTCGGTTCCGTAGAAGAAGTTACCGAGGTACGAAGAAACGATGCGGTTCGTGCCAGTCAAGCCGGGGACTGCAATGACACGGACATTCGTGCCGGGATACATAATATCGCCATCCGCAAGGCCAGCCAAGTCAACCTGATTGTACAGGACGTTAGCGGTTGATTTGAACGCACCAAGCAAGGTACGGAAGTTGTCCCAACCACAGAAGATTACGAGGTCAGTCTTAGTCAAGATGGCCTGTGGGATTTGGTTGTAGATGCCGTCAAAGATGGCGATGGCATTGCCTGTGGTGATACCAACGGACGCAGAAACCGCTCCTGTGTTACCGCTGATGGTAGAACCCGATGCAGCGTTCAACAACTGGTTGACACCTGAAAAGTAGGTGTTGCCCTTCCAGATTGCGTTCTCCAAAGCCTCTGCGATACGGAGAGCCTTCTGCTCGCTGAATGCCTGCTCGAAAGGAACGCTATCGTAGGTAGAGCCAGCAGTCAACTGTGTCTGCATCCAGTATTGTTCCAAGGAACGAGGACACAAGGTTTCTTGAACCTTCATACGACCAACGGTGATATTACGCTGGGTGAAGGCAGTCGTGCCTGAAGTGGTGTAACCGCAAGCATCACCGCTCTGCAATTGTGCATCGGTGTCCATGAGGTTGAGAGCAGCAGCGAACTTGATGCCCACCTGCTTGGTGAACAGGGCTGCTGAACGGGCCGAGAACACGGCCTTGGTGATGAGAGGAAGCCTCTCTTGGTCGGTGTAGGAGGTTAATCCTGTGAACGAATATGCCATGGTTAATGGGGGTTTAGGGGTTTAGTTTTTTTTGAGTGATTGGAGTGCTTGTGCGAGAGCGTTGAAGTTCTGCGAGGCTTGGGCCTTACGTTGCTCAACGATTGCTGAACCGCTTGCTTTTGGGGCTTCGGCTGGGAGTTCGCTGACTTTCTCAACGATATCGGCCATGGTTTCAACCTGCGATGCGAAGGCAGACATTTTCTCTTTCATCTTTCCCATCTCGGCATAGGCTGCCTTGAGTTCGTCCATGATGGCTCTGAGGTGCTTGGCCACGATGGCCTCCACAACTTCGGGGGTCATGGCAGGATAGGCTTCCTTGATTTCCTCGGTTACCTCAACGGCCACTTCGGGGGTGATTTCAGCAGCAACGGGCAACGGCTCGATGACCGGGGTTGCGACTTCGGCAGCGATGACCTCGACGATTTTGCCTCCTTCGGTCTTGATAGTGCCAACGCCTTCGACAACGTGCTCGCCATCGGGGGCAGGAAGTGTGCCGTCCTCGGCAACAACGTAAACGGCAGTTCCGGCAACGAGGTCCCCGTCAACACGGACAACGGTGCCGTCAACGAGTTTGTAGTCAGCGAAGGACTGCTTTTGTGTGCTGAATTTACGAAGTTCACTTCGCAGGGATTCGATTGCGTTTTTCAGGTTCATAGTTGATTGGATTTGTAGGTGGGGGTTAATTGTTGCAAAAAAGCGGTAAGTTCATCGGCAAGGCCAGCGAGTGCGACCTCCAGTTCGGATTCGGTTTTGTCCATTCCAAAAAGCCCTTCAACCGAGAAACCCCGGAACAGGTTGCGGTTG